ATGTAGTAATGTCATCGTTTACAGAAAATTCGCCCCATAGATATGTCTTCACCACTCCACTATTACATGTCACTTGAAGATCATATTTATACTCTCCGGCATCTAAACTTATTACTTTATTTATTATGATGCTGTTATTACTTGCACCTCCTACAGTTATTCCATCACCTTCAGTAAGTGTGGCGACAACTGTGTCACTACAACCACTTACAATTTGAATTTTAACTGCTGCTGTTGACAAATCAATTGGTGTACTATCCAATGTCAACGTGAATGTTTGTTGCCATGAATCACCTTTCCAAATTTGTATATCTAATTGTGCCGGTCTAAAGTCGCTCATATTAAGGTATTTGACATCTGTTATTTAATGAATCTGTTGTTAATGTTACATCGGCTTGTACACCTGCAAGAAAGTCAGGATCATATTCTCTGACATAAACTAAAGGTACATTAATTCCGACTTCATAATCGTTGGTATTATTTCTTAATTCAGCAATAATATCTTGCATAATTAAGTTGGTATCTGATAGGACTTCCAAGCCATCTGTTTCAACTAAATGCCTATCTAAAATAAAAATACTGAAATTATAAGTAATCTGTTTTTCAAGCACACCTCCACCTGTCAAGTCAAAAAACATTGCAGGATATTGAATGTCTTCGCTATCCAATTTTTCGGCAAACTCTCCGAACAGAACTGTTTTCAGTTGCGGATGACTCGTTCCGAAGCCTTGAATTTGTGACACTATTTGATTTAAGGTTTTGCTCATTTTTTTTCAGATATAGTTTTAGCTTTTCCTGATTTTTTAAGTTAGCTTGTTTACTCATTCTCTGCAACATTGAGGGTTATTACCCTGATACATTTCTTTAAATGTTACTTCACCTTTACAGCAATAATCATCCCCAAGCCAAATAGATGCTCTATAAGCATCGTTTTCAGGCTTGATTGCATCTATACCTGCACCAAAATTCAAGTAAAGAGGAAAATTACCATTTGCAGACTGTTCTTTCAGGTATTTAATTAATCTTTGTTTATAAAATTCTGCCCTTGCCTTGTATCTGTTTGCAATATCAATCAAATCTTGCATTGAAGGCAGATCAGTATTATCGGAAGATTTTCTAATTAAACCTTTATTATAAAATTGAAAACTTAAACCTTGCGGAAGTTCACTTAAAACAAAGTTTACAAGTGTATCAACAATGTAATCATCAAGTAAAGTCTTTTCATCACAAGTCAAGTTATTGCAATTAATACCATCTTGAAGTCTTTCATACAAAGCAGAACCAAGTGCAGGTAGGATAAACATATCCTGTGCTGTTTTGATTTCAGGCTTTATAAGTTTTTCATCAACATTATAATGCAGTCCTGATCTTTCTTTAATTGTGTCTGCTGATATGAATAATATATTTAAACTCATTTTATTTTCTTGTTACAACGTTAGCTTTCCATTGATGTCTGCAAAAAGGTCTGTGCCTGTTTGTGTCAGGTATTGTGTACCAACCTCCACCTCTACTGAATACATCATAACCCAATCTTGCACTCATTGCTTCAATTTCACTTCTGCTGTACATTTTATCAGTTGTTACAAAATACTTACAAAATTCTCTTGAACTTCCTAAATCACCATCGTTAAACCCCTGCCTCCATTCATATGAATATCTGATTAGAAATTCAGTTGTTTTTGGCTTCATGCTTTCGACTATTTCGGATATCGGTGCAGTCAGCTTTCTTTCAATGATGATTGATTTGTCATCTCCCTTACCAATAGATGTTTCTTTTGATGTTATATATCCTTTTTCTTCAAGTATTCCAATCACTCTTTTAACAGAACCAACATCCTCTTTTAAAACCTCTGCAATTACTTCAGGTGTTATTCTTTTATCCTTTGTGATTAAGTCCAAGATATTTGATTGCAATTGTGAAACATCTTCAAACAATTGCGTTTCTTGAAAATATGCCCTTTGTTTAAATAGGTTAAAGTTTTCTTTACTTTCACCAAATTCATCCAATGATGAAAAGTCAAAATGTGCTGACATCTGTACAGATTGTTGTACAGAATCTTGTACAGGATTTTGTACAGTTTCAGGTTGATACTTTGTAATGTCAATACCTGCCTTTTCAAGCAACCATTCTTTTGGTGCAATCTGAAGCAATGCAGCCTCTGTTAAATCAATTCCGATTGGTTGCGTTGGGATAATCTTCATTGGTTCATTATACCCTGCATATCCTGCCAACATATTGAATGTTGACTCCAAAAACATTTGCTTTGCGTTTACATATGTATTCTTAAAAATCTCATAACCATCTCGCATTTCAGTTCTGCTGCCAAGCTTTCCTGCTTCAGCAATACCGAAAATTGAAGGTGTTGTAATCTGATGACCGCTAAATATGTTAGTCTGAATAAGGCTGTCAACATTTGCAAAGTCCTCTTTTGTTAAATCGGACTGTCCCAAGTCATCAATGATTGGCTTTCTTGAAGCATCATTGACAAAAGATAACATATACTTTATACCATCAGCACCTGTATAAGTGTTCTTAAATTTACGATGAATAACACTCTGTTCATCAGGTGAAGGCTCACCGTTTGGAAGTGTAATAAGTTTACTTGCACTAAATCCTGTCTTTGCATTTCCAAGAACGTGCTTTGATACTTCAATATCGCTCTCAATGTAATTTAAAGCCCCAAAATAGCCCGGTAAAGCATAAACCTGTGTGTAAGGTCTATATTCTTTTACATACAAAATTTGGCTTCCTTGTGGGTTTTTAGGGTTAAACGCAGGATATACCTTATACTTTTCCTTATTATCTTTCCATTCTTCCTTATACCAAAACTGTGTATTGTCTTTGTTAGTCCTGATTTTAGTATAATCAATGTGCCAAATCTCTGCAACCTTATTCAATCCCCAAATAACTTCCATGTAAGCACCACCGAATATTTCAATGTCCATGCTTACTTTTCTTGTAAGATCATCCAAGCTTTCAGTTCTGTTTACCTGATCAATGAAAGCCTGATTACCTACCCATCCGTTTCCTGATATGTAGTGAACCTTTGACTTTATGATCGAATTATGCTTTGCAGACTTATTGAAAAGTTCTACAAGGTAATTTGGATAGTCATTTCTGTGACCATATCCAACCCAACCTTCGCCTTTCTTTTCAACGTATTCAGGCTGTTTAGCTTCTGCAAACTGAACCAATACAAATTGATTTTCTAAACTCATTGTCTTATTTTATAAGTATCTTTTGTTGTATATTCTGTATAAACCTGTTCATCATCTTGCAACATCATAATTCCACTTTCCAATAATACAAGTCCTGTTGTGCTTGTATTTGTTGCTGAAGTCTGCTGATACACAGAATAAGTATATTGACCGTTTAACTTGCTCAAAAAGTATTGATTAACATTCAGCAAGAATTTATTATATCTATCCTTATATAAAGATAAATCTTTTGCGTTAGTTAAAACAAATTTTACTTCCGTATTTGTTGACCTTTGCTCAAAGACAAATAAATAATTAGGAGAAGAAATGGTTTCCTTCTCAGTTAATGTTAAGTATATATTCTGAATCTGTCCTTTAATTAGTGTAATCACATTAATAAATGTCAAGAATAGTTGAATTTAACAAAAATGCCCCACCGAAAGGCAGGGCATGATCATTATAAACCTACTTATTATGTACCGGGAGTTTGCAATGCACTTGCAATGTTGGATGCAACTTCAGGAGAAAGTTCAGGTTCTTGACCTGTGAAAGTCAAAGAATAACCGCTTCGATCACCAAGTGCTGCACCTGATTGTGCAGAACCGCCTGTGATGTCCAAACCTTTAGTTAAACCAAGATACCAATATTTATTGTTATTGTCTTTGGCTACTGCAACCAAAAGATTCTGTGCCAACAAAAGGATTTCATTCCTTGTGTTAGCTTGTAGCTTATTAAGAATGATAGTCAATTCCTGCTGATAGAAGATAGTTCCGTTTTCAACAGATGCATTTACATTCTCAACAAAGCTTGAAGTTCCTTTAACCAATTCATATTTGTAGAATCTCTTTCCTGAATCTTTAGTAAGTGCTGTAACAACACCACCTGAAACAGTATAAGAAGCAACATCCTGAAAAGCCATAAAGTACACTTCGGTTATACCACCAAGTGAATCTTTACAATCAAGTGCGTAGCCTTGTGTTAGAGCACAAGCCATGTTTAAAGTTTTATTTTATTAAAAATAGGGCAGTTTTTTAGGCTGCCCTGTATATTATGCAAGGATAAACTTCACAACTTCATCAGGGAATGCGATGTTCACACCCATTTTGAACTCAGATACGAAACGTACTTGATCAGCTTCTTTTGCGTAGAAGATTTCAAATTTTTCTTCTTCGTTCAAAAGATCAGTTCCCAAGAACAAGTTGCTCAATCTCAAAGCATATACCTTGTTTGTTCCGTTAAGACCTGCAACAGCTACAACTTTGATTGAAGTACCGGGAAGTACGAACTCACTATCAGCTTTTGCATCAACTGTGTAGTGGAACATGTTTTCGTTCTTCAATGCGATTGTATATGTTCTGAAAACATCTTGACCGCAGAAAATAGTCATGTCATCAGCAGCTACAACTTGTGCAGGGATTGCTTTGTAAACACCATCAAAAATGCTGATTACGTTAGCAGCTGTGA